CAGGGCATCTATTAAAGTTGCGAGTTCAAATGGATGCTGAAGCAAAGATCGGATTTTCTTGGGCCGATACACATTAGCTATTGACACAAGATATCAGATCGTATAAAACGACTAAATTAACTCTTTCAAGAAGGAAAGGAATATCCATGATTGTATATGGCACAGCTTTTTACCCCAATTTGTTTCAACCAAACCAAATGTCCAATAAGTTTGAAATGAACATTGGACAGTTGGATAAGGATGCCATCCGTGATCTGACTGGAGTCGGTCTTGAAGTTAAGACAGGCGAAGGCAAAAAAGAAGATCATGGTGATTTTATTACGGCTAAATCAGGGCGACCTATTCGTGTCGTAGACGCTGCTGGTAATCCGTGGGACGAGACCCGCGCTATCGGTAACGGAAGTAAAGTTAAAGCTTCTATTAATCCTTACAATTGGAACTATAGAGGTAAGACAGGTATCGGTGCTGGACTTAACCAAGTCATGGTTTTGGAATGGGTTCAGTACGAAGGTAACGATGAGCTTGAGCCAGAGCCAGACTATATTAAAGGCGGTGGCGACGAGTTAGACTAGCAATAGTCTATTGGGTGCAGAGTAACCGTCTCTGCGGTATCTAGTGTGAGGAGCGGGTGCTAGATACATTTTTAACAAAGGATTATTTATGTCATATGAAAAATCAATATACACACTGCTGTCAGATGTTCGTAATTTAATTACAGACGGTAAAGACAAAGTTGACCCTGTAAATCTACAGAAGTTTGTTGATACTTTAAAAGAAGAAGCATTACGCTTTCTCGATCCTGAAGAGCGTACACGTTCATCAAAGCTACGTATGTCTAACATAGGTCGAGAGGATCGTAAGCTTTGGTATGAAATGCACTCTGATCCCATTAAGCATCCACCAGAGTTACTTTTAAAATTCTTTTATGGTAATATTGTAGAAGCTTTGCTTTTGTTTCTTGTTGCAGAGTCTGGACATACTGTCGAAGATGAACAAAAAGAAGTTAAGCTGCAAGGTATAAAAGGACATATTGATGCTAAGATTGATGGCTGTATCATTGATGTTAAATCTGCATCAAACAAAGGATTTAAAAAGTTTAAACAAGGCACATTGTTTGAAGAGGATGCTTTCGGTTATCTTGGACAGATATCAGGATACATGGAAGCAGAAGACTGTGATGAGGGTGGTTTTCTAGCATATGATAAAAGCACTGGAGAGATCGCTTTGTTGATGGTGGACGAACTTACAAAGATCGATGCATCGTCTCGTATCGATCATCTCAAGAAGGTTATCGATCTAGACGATGCGCCTGAGAAATGTTACGATCCCGTGCCAATGGGGACTAGCGGTAATTACATTATTGATTTTCCCTGTCGATATTGTGATTTTAAAACTAGATGCTGGCAGGATGCAAATGGTGGTAAAGGATTGCGTAAATTTAAGTATGCTAACGGTATTAAATACTTTACTAAAGTTGTAGTAGAGCCGAAAGTAGAGGAGTTATTTTAAAGGTGACAGCTAATGCAAAATATGTCAAGACACACCAGCCCTGCCCCGACTGTGGTTCTAGCGATGCCCTTTCTGTTTATGTGGATGGGGGTACTCATTGCTTCTCTTGCAATACTACTCACAAAGGAGAAAATATCGTGCCGTTTGACAACAACCTTGAACTATCTCAAGGGTACTCAGACTCTATAAACGACAGAAATATACGAAAGGACGTATGTTTTCGATACGGCGTTACACTTAACAACAAGGGTGAGCATATCTACCCTTACTACGATAAAAACAATTCACATGTTGCCAACAAAATAAGAACAAATAATAAACAGTTCTTTACAGAGGGCAACATTGCAGACTGTGGTCTTTTTGGTCAGCAGATATTTGGCAACGGTGGTAAGTACATTACGTTAGTCGAAGGTGAGCTAGACGCTATGTCTGTCTATCAGATGTTTGACAGTCAGTGGCCTGTTGTATCCATAAGGTCTGGCGCACAATCTGTAGAGAAAGACATTAATGAGAACTATGATTTTCTAAATCAATTCGATAACATTCGTATCTGTTTTGATAACGATGAGGTAGGCCAAGCAGCAGCTAGAAAAGCAGCAGAGCTACTAGCGCCAAAAGCCTCTGTTGTAAACATGCGATACAAAGACCCTAACGAATATCTTGAGAAGAGTGCCGTAGCACAGTTTAAACAGGACTGGTGGAACGCTACGACACACACTCCAGAAGGTATTGTGTCAGGTACAGACTTATGGGATGAACTTAACAAAGGTCCAGAGAAGTCTATCGCAACGTATCCTTATGCTGGACTGAACAAATATACATACGGTATGCGTCCGGGTGAGCTTATAACTGTCTGTGCTGGTACAGGCATAGGCAAGAGCGGCTTTCTACGTGAGCTTGTGTATCATGTGTTTTCATCTACAGAAGAGAACATAGGCTTAATGTTTCTTGAAGAGTCCGTAAAGACTACGGCAAAGGCTCTGATGGGCATACATGGCAGTAAGCCTTATCACTTACCAGACACAGAGTATACACAAGAAGAATATCGCAAAGCTTTTGATGATACTGTAGGTAGTGGACGTATCTTTTTCTTTGACCACTTTGGTAGCAACTCCATACAAAATATCATTGGACGTATGCGCTATATGGCAAAGGTTCTAAAGTGTAAGTACATCGTACTAGATCATATCAGTATTCTTGTTAGCTCACAGGAACACGGCTTTGATGAAAGACGCACGATTGACGAGTGTATGACTAAATTACGTACACTGGTGCAGGAGTTAGGTATCTGCATGATTATAGCTACGCACTTACGTAGAGTGTCGGATGGATCGCATGAAGAAGGTAAAGAGCTATCGCTAAACCATCTGCGCGGTTCTCATAGTATCGGACAGCTAAGTGATCTTGTGTTAGGCTTGGAACGTAATGGACAAGCTGACTGTCCTGTAGAGCGTAACACTACAAAGGTACGTGTGATTAAGAACCGTTTCAGTGGCATGACAGGACTGTGTAGTA